CCCTTTAACAATTAGGTGTACACGGTTCTGGGTCTTGTCCCATACTTCAAAGACTGCTACTGGTTTATCATTCTCAGCGCCCTTGTGAGTGTCTGTCTTAATCGCATTAATCTCTGCTTGGAAGGCGCCGTCTTTCTTATCTTTGCCCCACTCATGCGTGGCCACTGTTGACCAATCAATATCAGGAAACTCACCCCTTAACTCTTCTTTTGAACGCCAGATGCGTTGATAGATGCGGCCTGCTTTATGCAGGTTCGAGAAGCGCCCAACCGACGGATGAACGAATAAATCTTCAAAGTCGATGTTGTCCATCACCATACCTTGGCTTAGTACAATCTCAGACGTCTCCATCAAGCCCTCTTCGATTTGCGCTAATCTGCCTTGGTCTAGCTCGTTGTTCTCATCTTCAGCTAAATTCTGCTCAATACCATGAGCCAAGTGTAGGTTGTCTTTAGTGTCTGACAATGCTGTCGTGGCCATAGGTGCTTTGCCAACCTTTGGTTGTAGGTGAACCTTGACCCAGCCAATAGAACAAACCTTGGCGCTGCGTACAGTGTTCTTGATGATTTCCTTGGTGTTTGATTCCAAGAACGAATGATTCAGCACGATCTCTAAGGTCTTAGCCAGTTGACGCTTAAACTGTAAAGACTCAAGAGGATTACTCATCATTTGATTCTCTGCTTCGAGCTTCTCGTTAACATCAACTGCGATTTCAGGCGACTTCGCATACACATGCGGTATCAACGATTGCAGAGTTGAGTTAATAAGGTTGGTCTTAACCTCATGCTCTCTGAAGTTATCGCCCTTGATATACTCACGGTTCTTAGCAATCTTTTTGTAGATGCCACCTTCAGCGTCGTTTATCAGTCGAATCTCTTCGATTTCATCAAAGTATTGATTGACCAACGCTTCTTCTTGCGTCGGATCACTTATTGTTTGTGTCTCTATGTCCATTTATTACTCCTAGTTATCCGTACAAGTGGGCGTAGCTGCCCTCTGTGACTCTTGCTTCCTCAATTTGTTTTCTTGGCTTCGTTCTACGACTTACCAAGGAATCTGTTACCTCATCCCAAACGTGGTCTTCTTGGGTGGTATCAATGTCTTCACCGTTCTTCGGATCGCGCATCATTACTGGCACTGTCCTGATGAAATGCTTACAACTATCAAACACATAAAAGCCATCACCACCAACGACTCTGCCCTTCTCATCCAGCTCTGAATTGTTTAATCTCACCACCAGCTCATGCGCTTTATCAACGCGGTATCCGTGGCCTGAGTTGCCTTTCTTGGCGGGTTTGTTGAAGTACACACCAGCTCTAATGAAGTGGTCAGATACACCAACTGTGGCGCCATTGCTTGAAGGTAAATCACCAATATTGTTCTTAAACTCAGCGCCTTTGCGTCGCTCGGCTTCATCCAGTACCAGCATTTGTTCAGCCACTTGATGTGCTGTTTCGTGTGTTCCCACATTAGGTTCACCACCCCAGCCGTACAGCTCTCGATAGCGATAGATATTGCCGTCAAAATCCTGTGCGTACCAACCGACCGAGTAAGGTTTGTCAAAGCCCCAATCAAGCCCACGCCAGCGCTTCCAGCCGTGTGGAATCGGAAAAGGTTTAAGTAGGTGTGTCTCAGGCTTCCATATACCATGAAGGTAGGCACCGCCAATAGCAGACAAAGGTTTCTGTTGATAGAGGCTCTCCCAATCCCTGCTTGGCAAAGACTGTCGAATCATTTGTAATTTCGGCAATGGATAGCGCTCTGGCCACAACGCATCACCTGAAGTTCGATTAAGTTCGTCAGTGCCTTCTGCTATTGCAGGTAGGTTTACAATATCCCAGCCCTCGTGTTGTTTTTCTCTGAGTAGATAACCTATGAGATCGTCTTCGTGCCAGCGGGTGCCGATCAGTAGTATCTTGCCTTCAGGCATCAAACGTGTATAAGCGTCTGCGTTGTACCAATCCTTAGTCGACTCACGGAATGTGTGTGATTCGGCTTCTGCTCTGGACTTCACTGGGTCATCTATCAACAATAAGTCAGCACCTTTACCCGTGATAGCGCCGCCCACGCCAACTGCTGATAATGAGCCGCCAGCTTTAGTCTCGAATTCTGTTTTGGATTGTGAATCGTCCGAAAGAATAGTGCCAAAGATGGTGTTGTACATATTGGTCTTCAATAGGTTACGAACACGACCACCAAAGCGCTGTGCTAGTGACGAGCCATACGCGCTGAGAATCACCTGTCTTTCGTTATTGCGGCCTAAGAACCACGCAGGGAATAACTCACTCACAATCAAAGATTTGGAATGTCTCGGTGGCATTGAAATGATTAGTCGAGTGATCTCTCCACGCTCTAAAGCTTCAAGCTTCTCGAACACCAGTTTGTGGTGTGCTGCGATGTCGAACTTGGGAAAACAAGCCACACAAAAGGCGCCAAAGTTCTTGCGAGCAAAGGTAGCGACAACACTCATAACAGCTTCTTCAGGTTCTCGCGCTGCTGCTCTGTCAAGTCATCTTCAATGGATATGTCCATCGAGGTGGTTTGTTGTATCTTCTTGGCTGACTCGTGGCCGTTCATTCTGGCCAGTTGCGCTACTGCTTGAATAATAGGCGTGTGTTTGCCCTCACCCTCGCACTCACTAACAACCCTTAACAAGGTTTCGTTTAAGCTCTCAAGTGTTACTTGGTTCTTATCCGCTAGTGCTGCTTTGATCTCAGCTAGCCTTGCTATCACATTGGTACGCTTAAAGAAACGACAAGCGTTCTCCGTCTGTGTCTTCGGACTAGAATTCGGACAATAGCCAGCTTCACGATAGGCTCTCACCTGATCGCTATGCTTCATGTAACCCTGTATTGCTGCCTCTTGCTTAGGGGTTAATGCCTTATGCGCCAATTAAACTTAACACAACCATAACAAGGATTACAGCGCCAATTCTAAAGGCTTTCTTGTTATCGTTATAAAGGTCTTCAATAGCTTTGAAGTCTTTCATGCTTTATTCTCCGTATTTAAAATAAAACACCACCCTCAATGGTATTTCCGTCCTTCTTTTGTTTCCTCAATTTCCAGCGCTACGTCTATCTCATATCCCCTTTCATGAAGCGCGTCTAGTAAATCACCAACCGCCTCGTGTGCTTCTTCAACATCTATTTCCATTTCATCTGCTAAAACCATCAAGGCGGCCACATACCGCTCTCTTATATCTATTTCGTCGGAAAATCTTAGCTCGGTGTATTTACTACTCACCCTCTTCTGCCTCTCTTTCCAGATAGCCTACTTCCTGCAATATCTGCTCGAAATGAATTCGTGTGATTTCATCTTCAGCCATCTCTTTGCCGTTCTTAGCAATTCTGCCTATGGCATGAATCTTGTTTAAGCATTCCTTCATCGTATGTATCATCACCACTCCACGTTAGTATGTACTTCCCAACCTTCACTCTCTAATTGAAGAACGCTTGAGTTGTGAAACTCAAGTGCCTCCGCTTTGTCTCGACATTCTTTAACCAAGTAAGGAATCTTGCCACCAAAACGATAAGCCAATGTGTCCCACTCCCATGGCATACCCTTCTTGGCACGGTAGCCGTCAGTGACCACAAAAGCATCTCTGCCGTGATAGTCAATCAACTCTGTGCGTTTAATCTGCATATTTAGGTTCTGCTGTTCCCATAGCGTGGTGGTAATCTTCAGTTCTTGGCATCATATAACCAAACTCAGAAGCAGCAAATCGCTCCACTTGAGTTAAGTAGTGAGCGAACTCAGCGACCTTTAACCCTGTAGTTGATTTAATGGCCGAGCTGTCATCACCATCAAAATTCATAAATTCTTTACGCCCTAGAAACTTTTCAGCCAACGCTCCATGGCAATCGTCCTTCTCATAACCCAAGAACTCACCAAGGTGTGTACACCAAGCAAAGTACAATCTGTTCTGGGCGCTGCTCCTTGAGCTGTCAAACTTTTTAATTACCACCAGTGCCTTATCAACTTTATTCTCAGTGAAGAAGCCTCTAACCAGCTCTTCAACGATTTGTGCTTTAGGTTTAGAACGCTCAATTACTCTTTGCATCATTCGCCGAGAAACACCCAATCGTCATACTCTTTGTCTGTACAAAAGTGGCAGAAGGTTTCGTGGATAGAAGCTCTTAACTCGTCATCCTGTTCAGGCACTTCTTCATGCGCTTTCTTCAACGCCTCAACAACCATCTTTCTCTTAAAATCTTTAAACAATCTTTTCTTATTCAAAACTAATCAACCCCTTCTCCAATAATATCTCTTGAGTGCGCTTCATCGCTTGCAGCGCTTGATGATTAAGCCAATCTCTATCGTAACCGCCGATCCCCAAATCATAGCTCTGATGGCATTTATAACATCCAAAAAAACCAAATAAATCTGGTGCCTTTTGTGCGATGCCGCCGCTGTTAATATGGCAGAAGACCACTGTGTCTTTATCACCCGAACATGTCGGTAATCTCATTTGGCAAGCCTCTTGGCGAGCGCTCTGGCGAATCTTGCTCAACCTAGCTCCACCCTTTTCCAAGCACTGAAGTGATTCTGTCTGGAGTCCATTCAAGCTCTCTTAGCCAAGCGCGAATCCAGTATTTGGTCGCATCGCCTACAGCGGTTTTTGAATATCGGTTACGCATAAACTCTTTCTTGTCTTTGTCGTCTTTACAGCCATCCCAAGCACAGGCATTTTGAGAAGTAATTGAGACGCCATTATGTCCAAGTTTTGGTTTTGGTTTGTTGTTAGTTTCGGCATTGCGGAAGCCTCGAAGCATCTCTAAGAACTCAGGCATTTTCGGAGCGTGTTTGTGACCTTCGTCTACCCACTTATGCTTGGCTTTGTCGGTGTATTGAGAGCATGAACTTGGCAAGTGTGCCAATTCCTCTGCAAAGGCTTTAACGGTCTTTATCCTATCTGCGTCTTTTTTAATAAAATAGCCATAGCGTGTTATTGACCACTCCGCTATACCGTTTGCCATCTCCAAAAATTCAATTGGAATCGCTACTTCTACTTCTACCTCTTGATACATTAACCTGTCCTCATTTGATTAGCTAACTGTGAAATATCTACCGCCTTACCGCCTTTCTGTCTGCGTTCTTTCTCATGTTGAATAATAATTCCAAGATCGCCATAAGATGGTTCAGCGCTCTGCTTGGTCATTGTTGGCTCTACTGGTTTAATCCACTTGCCACGAACATAGTTTCTAAACTGAGATTGAATATCAACCCAAGGCTTGCCATCATCAGATAGAGTTCGTTCCAACATTTTGTCAATAAATGCAAGAACCAAACCATTGGCCATTCGATTGTTTATATTTGGATATGATTCTCGGATAACACTTTCAGAAGCTTCGTTTGGTTTGAATGAATTAACAATGTCAATCTGCGAATCGTGTGTGTGAATATCTTTATTACTAATTGAATCTTTATTACTATTCTTCTTTCTTACTAATACATCCCGAAAAGCCATATCAGGGTTTTCGCTACTAGGGGAAATCGGTATATGGCTCTCTGCTGCCACATCCTGTTTTTCAGGTTTAGGCTTATCTTCAGTTATCTCCAGTGGTTTTAGCTCGTTTCTAAGTCTGTAGGTTCCTGTGCCGTCTTGGTGTTTGACATAACTAACCCAGCCAGCATCTTTTAGCTCTTTAATTCCAGCATGAATACCAGCTTTTCCATCCTTTACTTGTTTAGCCATTGAGTTGATTGTAAAGTTCCAGCCCTTGGGTTTACAAATCATAAAGGCGTATATACCTTTAGCCTTAAAACTAAGGGTTCTGCAATTAAGAACCACGTTTGCTATTTGTGTAAAAGGAACTTCTGGTTTTTCAATTGTGTCACTCATGCCGCCGCCTTTATCTGAAAGTTAAGATAGCCGTCACCTTTTTTAACAATGTGTTTAATAACACTTGCCTTCATTATGCGTCTATCATCAAAGTCATATTTCTTCTGTAGTATGTCCTGCAAGGGTTTAACGGGATTATCCCAATCAGCAAGAGTGTTTAATCCGAATTCATAAATCACTTCTAAATCGCCCTCTTCTGGGACGAAATAATCGTTGGGCAACATCAGCATTAGAGCTTGCTCATAAGCTTTGTAAGCAGGCGTTTTAAAGCGCTTGCCTTGCCATGCCTCGTTGACGCTTAATGGTTTAATATGAATCTGGATCGCCATCATCTGTAGTCAGAGAGTGGGTATAAGTCGGGACGCATTAGACAGCGGCCAACTTCGCCATTTGTTAATTTTTCTAGCGGGAGAACGTGTTTAGCGGCCACACGCTTGGTGCCGTAGACCCAGTGCTTAACCATGCTTTCGCAGACGCCAAGCTCTTGTGCTAACATATGCCAAGTGTTATTCATATTGCTAACGATGCCAAGGCTTTTTTGATTTTTACCGAATTCTAATAAAGTCATATATCAGGATATTTATTGTAGCTCAATGACACATATTATAGCCTCAAATATCCCCTGTATTCTGGTTATTTTTGGTATAATTTGTGAATGACTTCAGGATGGATTAAAAAGGCCAAACGCTTAATGCTCGAAAAGGGCGTCACCCAAAAAGATTTAGCGGGTGTATTAGGCCAATCAACTCGAGCTGCCGTAGGTCATTATTTCACTGGCAGATCGGAGCCTTCAATTTCCCAACTAGGAATCATTTCCAAACGTCTTGGCGTCTCACTATCGTATCTCGTCTCAGATGTTCAAGATTCAGACATTAATAATGAAACGCTAGAATCTTGCATGTTGTTGGTTGCTGAATGCGCCAAAGAACTTGATTACGATCTAACCACCACACAAGCCGCTCGCCTAACCGCTTACACATACGCGCAAATCCAAGCAGGTCAAGAGGTCGACACATCTAGTGTCACTTCGATGATTCGTGTATTCGTTTAATTGCATTTATTCTTCCTAAATAATAGCTCACACTGGGCTACTTTTATTATATAATAACCACACAACAAACGAGGGTGTGCCTTTGTAACCTCGATAAAAAGTGCGAAGGACGTGTTGTTAAGATAACGCGTAACACTAAGTTATTTTTTCAACATTACGAGGCAAGTTAATGAATATCTCAGATCCACACTTCTACTCAGAAGTTAAGAACCAAACTAAGAAATTAATCAAAAACAACTCTCTCTTTTCCGACCAACGCAATCTACTGACATTTTCAGCCATAGCACTTTTTGCCGTTCTGATTTTCGCTGTCGGCTTATATGCTGGCGCAGCTCATGCTTCAATTGTTGACGCCGTAGTTGCCAAAAAATTGGCAATGATGGCGCCTTCTTACATCTAGTAAGACTACTTTTTGTGTCGTTTAGATACTGGCGGTATTAAAATAAAGTTGACAGGCTACCGAAAGTAGCCTATACTAATAATCGTAATATCCTTTTAACCAATTGGAGTACGATATGAACCAAGAAGACAAGAATAAAATCCAAACAGGTTTTAACAACGGCCATTTTGATAGTTTAGTTGGCTGGAATCATACTGGCGAACAGGTGTGGTTTTATAAGAATTTCTCTTTTTACAGAGTTGAGCCTGAAGCTGCAAAATCAAGAGTTTATGAGAGGTTCGTCCCAGCTCTCAATCTGTTCCTTAAACATGCGGATAGTGATAACATTGATATTTGCTTTACCAGCGATATTGATGATGACTATATCCATGTTAGCGATCTGTCTGATTATGAATTTGATAATCACAAACTTTTAGCACAGGAGAAATGAAAATGGATACATACATTGAAACATCCAGTAACCAAAAATGCCCTATATGTAATTCTCTCATTGAGTTTATTTGTAATGAGGAACATACAATAGGTGAAAGATGTTCAACTTGCAAATGGGAGATGTCTTTTGAAGATGGTGAAGCTGTTCATCATCCGTTTGGAACTCTACATAAGGAGAAATGAAAATGAATACAAACTGCACAGATTATGAATGGATTGTTGAACCTGTAAACGAATACGAAGATGTTATGGATGTCATTCATTGCGCTAAATTCAAAGACACTTTCTATTACTTAGAGGGAGGAGTAGCGAGTTATGGTAAAGACTGCGTTCGTATAGAAATTGCTCTGAGAAAGCGCTTATACCGTTACGAAGATTTGGATGAGCAATACTATAACTATTTAAAACTTGAAAATGGAATTTGGTCGATGGCAGAATACTGGGAAGATTTTGGTTGCCCGACAGAGGTAAAAGTGCCTAAGCGATTTTTTAAAGAATTAGATGTTATTAATAAAAAGGAGAAATAGTATGACAACTAGATACGACAATTGGTATGAAGAAGCAGATTTTTGCGAACCCGATTGGGAGCTTATCGAGCGCCGAGCTGACATGATAATAGATGAAAAGAAAGACGCACTGGCGCATCTTGATAAGGAAGTTTGGGACGTTGTTCGACACCTTCCTTTAGAAGTTGCAAAGCACGAAGGCGAGAGACTTCAAAATCAAAACCGAATGACTAAGGCGATTGTTGATCGCTTGATGCCATCTATTTTTAACGTTAAATGAGGCTACTCAAAGTTGCCTTAAGACAGATAAAGTAGTCTATAATACAAGGACTTATTATGAAAAATACTCAAAGCACAATTGATATGACCCGCGACGAATGGCTAGACGCCAGACGCAAAGGTTTAGGTGGTTCCGATGCTGGCGCCATTCTTGGCTTGTCTAAGTGGTCAACACCTTTAGATGTTTATCTGGATAAGATAGGTGAGAAGCCACCGCAGGACGAAAGTGAGCCTATGCACTGGGGCAACGTATTGGAGCCTCTGGTAGCCGAAGAGTACGCTAGACGCTCTGGCAATAAAGTAAGAAGAAACAACAGAATTCTATCTCATGCAAAACACCCGTTTATCAAGGCAAATCTTGATCGTGAGATAGTTGGTAAGAACGGCATACTTGAGGTGAAGACCGCAAGATATGCTGATGGCTGGGGTGAGGTAGGTACGGATATTGTTCCTGACACTTACCTTGCTCAAGTTACCCATTATATGGCCGTTACCAACACCCAGTTTTCTGATGTCGCTGTTCTAATTGGTGGCAGCGACTTCAGAATTTATCACATCAAACGCGACGAAGAGCTTGTTGAGATGATGATTGAACGAGAGGTTGCCTTTTGGAACGACCACGTTCTAGCAAGGATAGCACCTGACCCAATTAATGTATCGGACACAGCTAACCGCTGGCCGAATGACAATGGCGAGTCTATCGTTGCCTCGAAGATACCAGCGCAGCAGGTCGCAAGCCTTAGAGCAATCAAAGCAAAAATTAAAGACCTTAACTCTCAAGCTAAAGGCTTAGAAGTTGAGATCAAAAAAGAAATGGCCGAGGCATCTCTTCTCCTTGATGCTGACGGCCACCCTCTTGCCTCATGGAAAGAAAAGCTTTCCAAAAGGCTGGACACGAAGCGATTCAAAGCAGAACAGGCAGATGTATGGCAGAAGTACGCCGTCGAGTCTTCGTCTCGCACTTTTCTAATCAAATAATCTTGAGGAGATTACCATGACAGAGAAAAAAATCAAAAAATCAATACTAACGACTTTGGCGACAAAGTACGATATGGAGCGTGGTGACTTTTACGACATGATAAAAAACACCGTCATGCCGTCAAAAGTACCTGTCTCAAAAGAGCAACTAATGGCGTTCCTGAGTGTTGCGAATGAGTACAAGCTCAACCCACTAACAAAAGAAATCTTTGCATTTCCTGCGAACGGTGGAATACAACCGATCGTGTCAATTGATGGTTGGATGACGATGATTAATCGCCACCCTCAGTACGACGGCATGGAGTTTGTTGACCATCACGAAGAAGGTAAGCTGGTTGCTATCACCGCGAAAATCTATCGCAAAGACCGCCAGCACCCTATCCAAGTGACTGAGTACATGAGTGAGTGTAGACGTAAGTCTACCACTTGGGATAGATGGCCAGCTCGTATGCTTCGCCACAAAGCAGCTATACAAGGCGCACGTTATGCCTTTGGCTTCTCAGGCATTGTTGACCCAGATGAGGCAGCAAGATTCAAAGAAGCTGAACTGGTGGACGCTGAAGTGGTTGTTGATAAAGGTGTTTCTGGCATGAAAGAAAAGCTAAAGAAGGTCGTGCCAATCACTGAAGAAATTGATCCTGAAACTGGCGAAATTATAGGCGTTGAGAAAGTGTTAGAGCCTATTGAGGAGATAAAATTTTGACAGTCAAAAGCACAAGCAGAGCAAGCTACAAGGACGCAATACTTTCAGGCTCGGTTGGCAATCAAGCCGCCGAGATTCTGAAGGTGTTGATGGGTCACAAA